AAATATGTGGGATTCTTTAAAATGCGTGAATGTCCACGCAGTTTTAGACAAAGCCGCTTTGGTTATTTTGGGTGGTAGGGATTTCTTCTGCTTTGGTGGTGTTCCGCGTTTTACGTGAGTCCCACCAGTAGAACCCACGTAAACAGGTTTAACCTCCGCCAGTATCTCGCCCAGCCTCTTCTCAGCTTCAAGGACACTATGAGATTAGGGGGATTAAGAGCGGTGACACAACCAGCTAAGTAGGCGAAACCTATCGGACGGTTGGAAGGTGGAGTTGGCTATGCAGAATAAGAATGAACTGGCAGAGGTAGGGAAAAAGAAACAGTCTCACGGGAAGACAGCGCCGGGGAAAACGCTTCTATCAAATAATGATAGAAGCGTCGCTATACCGGAAAAACCCCACAGCACCCAAAAAGAAATAGCCAAATGAAATTCTGCAAACAACCAGGATGTCCCAACAAGGTCACAAGTGGATTTTGTGAGGCCCACAAACGGAAGGGAAGAACCGGGAGCAAAAACAAGTTTTACGGATCGAAAGAATGGAAGTTGCTGAGATCCTGGTTTATCTCACAAGAGCCATTATGCCGGGTATGTAATGACACTGGGGAAGTGGTTGACCATATTATCGAGATAGAGGCGCCCGGTGGTTGTGATCCGCTGGATGTTTCAAATTTGCAGACATTATGCCGCCGCTGCCATGAACAGAAATCAGACCGCTTTGCGGGAAAGGTTTATAGCTATGGGAAAGTGCAGACACAACATGAGCATGGAATGTTTCGCTTCTAAATGTCCTTTTGATGACAACCTTTTTATGGAAGAGCTTGAAGCCTTTTTGAAGGACTTTCCCTTGAGGATGAATGAACCACGTCTTTTGCACAGATGCGACATGGCCCTGTCCCTGGTGGGTGTCGAGAACCTGGCCGCCGCCTATCTTCACAGTGGGAAGGTAACACGCCGCCGATGTGAAGGGACGATGGTTGCACATGACCGATGGGAACGCCGGCGCCGGGCTAACTCCATTGACATTATGGCTATTCTGGCAGGGAAACCGCTATCTTTTGAACAGGTGGCCGCATAAAATCACTGGCTACCTAGGCAAATCGGGCGAGATGGCAGCCTTCCTGATACTTAGAACGAGATTATGGGCAAAAAGGGCATAAAAACCGCAAGCGTGAAAGCCGCTGAGAAACAGGCAAAGAGGGCATGGCGTACCAAGAAGCCGCCCTGGGAGCAACGGAACCTGTCACGCGCCGATAAGGTGATAAGGTTCTGCAATGTTCTTCCTGTGACCGCTGGAGTCCATGCTGGGCGCCGTTTGAAATTAAGACCCTGGCAAGAGAAGATAATCCGCGCGATATACGCTGAAAAGGGTGGGAAGAGGGTCGTACGTCAAGCAGTCCTGACAATGCCCAGGAAGAACGGGAAAACCGCCTTGTGCGCTGCCCTGGCCTTATGCCACTTGATAGGCCCTGAGTGTGAACAACGGGGGGCTGTCTTCAGTTGTGCCGCCGACCGTGAGCAGGCAAGTTTAATCTTCAGAGAAATGGAAGCAATCGTTTTGAGGATACCGGAATTTGCAGAACGGGTTAATATACGAGCCTTCACAAAAGAGATAATTGATGAAGAAACCGGATCCGTTTACCGGGCATTGAGTTCTGATGGCAGGAAAGGGCATGGCCTGTCTCCATCGTTTATCATCTATGACGAGCTTGCCCAGGCAAAGAACAGGGAGCTATATGACGCCATTGCAAGTGGTACGGGAGCCAGAAAAGAACCGCTTATGGTGGTTATTTCAACACAATCGGCTGACCCTCGTCATGTTTTATCGGAATTGGTGGACTATGCCTTGAGCATTGAGGAAGGGAGCCTACCGCCTGACCCGTCATTCTATGGGGCCGTATTTGCCGCCGCTGATGACTGTGATCCGTGGGACGAAAAGACATGGTTTGCCTGTAATCCTGCATTAAACGACTTCAGATCCCTGGAAGAGATGCGGGAATTTGCCAAAAAAGCACAGAAGATGCCTCAGATGGAGAGCGTGTTTAAGAATTTATATCTAAATATGAGGGTAAGCACCGAGGATAAATTTATCACCACAGACGCCTTTAACGCCTGTGTGGGGGCACTTCCTGACCTATCGGGACGTAAGGTATGGGCAGGATTGGATTTGGCCGCCGTATCGGACACCACAGCATTAATTTTATGCACGGAACCGGAAGCCGATGAACCTTATTTCATTATCCCATTCTGTTGGTGCCCATCCAAGGCAATTAAGGATAGAAGCAAGAATGACCGGGTATTATATGACGTATGGGAACGTCAAGGCTTCATTGAAAGTACGCCTGGGTCCGTTATTCATTATCAATCTGTCCTTGATAAAATCGGATGGATAAAGAGCAATTTTGATTTGCAGGGGATATGCTTTGACCGCTGGGGAAGCCAAAAGATAATCCATGACATTGAAGAAATGGACATTGAAGTTTTGGAATTCGGGCAGGGGTATGCTTCGATGGCCGCGCCTGTAAAAGAACTTGAAAAGTTGATACTGGAACAGGGGATCTGCTTTCCTGACAACGATTTATTGAGATGGCAATTCAGTAATATCGTGTGTGAAGAGGACGCCGCCGGGAACAAGAAATTCAGCAAGAACAAGGCCGCTGAGAAAATAGATTTACCGATTGCCTGTGTGATGGCCCTGGATGCCGCTATCAGGAACCGGGTGGAACCAGTGGCCGCCGCTATCGGGTGGTTGTAATAGTATAAAAACAGAATAAACACCGGGGATGCCTGGGAAAACCAGAGCCTCATTGACTGCTGATGCAGTTGGTGGGGCTTTTTTATTGCGAGGGAAACATGAATACAGAGGGGAAAATCAAAGCCTGCGCCCTGGCCCTGGCTGAGGCAACGGAGGATTTTACGGATGAGGATGCCATGAAGATTCTGAAGATGGCAAGGCGAATAAGGAGGGAACGTGGAAACAAGAAAATTCAGCATTGATGGCAGGATTCGGGCAGATACCCGAACCGCAGAGGCAACACTGTCCACAGAATACCCGGTAAAGAGGTTTGATGGGGAAGAGGTGCTTTCCCATGACTTCGATGCCGTGGACATGAGCCGGGCGCCCCTGCCCCTGATAGTGGCCCATGACGGTAGCAAGCTGCCGGTGGGTGTGGTGCAGGATGTCCGTATCGTTGACAAGAAGATGAAGGGCACCTTGAGGTTCAGCAAAAGTGCTGATGGGATCTGGAACGATGTCAAAGATGGGATCTTGAGAAATCTCAGCATTGGATACCAGATCGTAAGCAGGGTGAAAACAAAAGCCGGGTATGTCGCCAAGAGGTGGATGCCCTATGAGGTATCACTTGTTGCCGCCGGGGCAGATCCCCTGGCAGGTATAAATCGTAATTTTGGAGGATTGAAAATAATGGATAAAAATGACCTGTTGAAAGAAAGAAAAAGAGCAACGGATGAAATGATTTCTATTGCCGGGCAGTCTGAACTTTCGAGTGAAGCTAAAGAGAAATTCGACCGTATCAAGGATGCTGTCGAGGCTTATGACCGCCGACTTGAGGTGATGGAAGATGTGGAAAAGCTGAAGAAACCGGAATTTCAGGTGCCCGAAACCAGGGAAAAACGTGACCTGTCCTTCGAGGGTGGACCGGCTGCAGATGCCTCATACCGTTCCATGTTTGGGGAACCTGTCCACAGTGATGATGAAGTCCGGGCCTTCAGAGCCAGTATGGAAACGGGAATACCATCGAGCGGTGGAATGAGCGTGCCCGAACCCCTGAGTGCCAAGTGGTTGGATGACAGTCTGCCGGATGAACTTATCAGACCCCGGGCCCAGATTTGGCCCATGACCACTTCCTCAAGAAAAATCGCGGGGTGGGATTGGGGTGATATGAGTGGTGGGGCCGCCTTTGGGGGATTCGATATGGCGTGGACTGCCGAGCTTGGCACCGCCTCAAAGCAGACCGGTAAGCTGCGAACCATTCAGCTTAACGCCAATAAAGGGCAGATTTACTGTGATGTGAGCCAAGAGCTTTATGACGATGGCTTGGGCTTCGCCGGGCAGTTGGAAAGGGCCTTGAAAACTTCTGTGGGATATGGCCTTGAATCTGCCTTTACGAATGGCAGTGGGGCCGGGCAACCGTTGGGCCTGGTCAATGATTCTACCATCCAGACCATTGCCAAAGAAACGGGACAAGCGGCTGATACCGTGGCCTTTGAGGGTATCACAAAGATGTACAGTAGGATGTACAGCGCGGGAAGGTCTAAGGCCGTGTGGATCTGCAATGATACCGTTCTGCCTGCCCTGCTAACGCAGTTGAATGTGGCAATCGGAACCGGGGGGTCATGGGTCAACATGTTTGAAAGTTCGTCAAACGGGAAGTTTTCTTTGCTGGGCCGCCCTGTTTTGTTCACTCCTCACCTGCCTGTTTTGGGTGATGCGAATGACATTCTTTTCGTGGATCTGAGCCAGTACGCAATCGGGCTGAGGAAGGAAATGAGGGTGGAGCGGAGCCAGATCCCCATGTGGACAACGGATCAGGTTAGCTACCGGGTGATAACCAGGGTGGATGCTCAAGGCACCTGGGGGTCTGCTTATTCCCCTGAAAATGGCGATGACATGAGCTGGGTAGTTGGTATGGGTGAACGTGCATAGACCGCCTACCGCTTCGGGCGGTTTAATGGGGACTGTTTCTTGGTTGCCAGTCCCCTAACCAGGGGGCCGGGGTACTTCCTCCACCTGGCCCCCATTCTCAAAATAGAGGTAACAATATGTTTGAATTTCTCAAGAAGAAAAGAAGTTGGGCTAATCTGGATGCCTTTGAGGGTGCCGAGACTTCCAGTGGGTTCACAGTATCGGAATCCACAGTGCTGGCCATTCCTGCCGTTTTTGCGTGTGTGAAGGTACTGGCTGAGTCAATAGCGAGCCTGCCCCTGATAGTCTATGAGAGCACCGAGGATGGACGAGAGAGGGCGAAAAACTTTTCTTTGTATGAATTGCTGCACCGAACACCTAATGGCCGTATGACGTCTTTTGAATTGCGTGAGCTGATGGTGGGTCATTTGTGCTTGAGGGGTAATTCCTATTCATACATTGAGCGTGATGCGGGTGAAGTGGTGGGGATCTGGCCGCTAAGTCCTGACAGGATGTCCATAGATACCCGAAACGGGTCATTCGTTTATAAATATCAATCGGACGGGAAGGAATTGACCTATCAACCGGACCAGATCCTTCACATAAAGGGTATGGGATCTGATGGGATACAGGGATATTCTCCCTTGACCCTATGCCGGGACACCTGGGGATCTGCAAAAGCCTCAAGTGATTATTCAGCAAACTACTTTAAAAATGACGCCTCACCTGGGGGTATCCTTCGACACCCTGGAAAGATTGACCAGGCTGCCCATGATAATCTGAAACACGCCTGGGAGGCAGGATTTAAGGGGAAGGGCAACAAGCACAAGGTTGCAGTCCTTGAAGGTGGGATGGAGTGGCAGGCAATCGGGGTTTCCCCCCAGGATTCACAGATGATTGAGAGCATGAAGTTCAGTGTGGTTGAAATCTGCCGAATATTCAGAGTGCCCCTGAATCTGGTTATGGATTATGAGAGGTCCACCTATTCCAACGTGACGGAGCAAAACAGATCCTTCCTGACACACACCCTTAATCCCTGGCTGAGACGCATAGAACAATCAATGGAGAGGATACTCCTCACCGAATCAGAGAAGAGGGTTTATAATATAGAACACCTCACCGCCGAGC